ATTGACCCTGTAGAATTAACCTTGCCATCTAGAATATTGTTAACAACATTGGCCACATTCCTAGGATTGTCACCTAATGATGAAAGCCTTCTATAATTACTAACTCTTGTCATCGTCTACCCAGTGGCTGACCTTCTATGTCAAATCCTTGAGCAAAATCCCAGAACCCAGTTATGTTCATTCTGATCCTGTGAAACCTGCCTTGTGATCTATGCTGAACAAAACCCTCATCAGTTAATGAATTAGCTGTCGAAAAGGTTACATCATTATCCTGCCTGTCTCTTGCTCCAACCTGCACTGTGACTGACCCATTTTTAAAATAGGGTACTGATCTGGTAACCAGTGAATGTTTACCCTTATTCAATGCAAACTCTGACGTTTCAATGGTTGCACTCAATGGTTGCCCAGTAAATGACGTAATCTTTTTATCGACTGATCCACCAAATAAAAATGCTCCACCTTTATAAAGGTTTGAATCTAATGGTGCAGGCAATGAATCTAAATTACTGGCCAAATTATCCAAGGCCTCCAATGTATATCCTGCTGTAAAAAATGGGGCTATCAAGTCAACACTGACATTAGCAATTGACCATCTTTGTATTGCATAATTATAGATTAATAATCTGTCTGGTGTTGCTCCTGATTGATTACTATTTGATACATAAGACCATACAACTATCTGGTTTGTAGGATCTACAGCACTTGTCATTTTATCACTTTGTGATGAATTAAAATCCTTGAAGAAAAACTTGTTTACTTTTTCTGCACCTATCGGCACTGATTTTGTACCATCAAATGCATAAAACCCATCCTCATTTAGAAAAAATACTGTATTTCCAATGTGTGATACTGAACCAGAAAACGTACAACCTCTGGCTGTCTCAACCTTATCAATCTGGTAAATTAAAGGTGTACCAACATAGGATGCCCTTACAATTGCCTTTTCCATAAGTATAGTTGCATACTCACCACCAACTAAACCAGTTATTGCACCTGCATCTGGAATGTCTTGAAAGTCGGCCTGATCAGTTCCTACAGTCCATTGTGTTGAATTGTTAATACCAGACCATCTTACCCTAAATGGTACTCTGCCAGATCCTTCGTCTATATTGGCAGTCCAAACCTGATCTCTTACCACTGCAATAAAATCTGCTTTTGGAGGTGTTCCTCCTAAGTCTGCAAAGGCACTATCTGTTCCAAGTGTAAATTCCTGCAAGGTTTCTGCAACACCGCCTGCAACGATTACACTTGTACCAAACTGAACAAATCTCCATCTTTCACTATCAGTAAGTGAATATCCGCCACCTTTACTTATATCATCAAGATTAGATGTACCTGCATTAAACTCATAGAGTTTGCCTGTATCTCCTGCGAAAACTTTAACATTTCCAGAATTATCTTTTGCAGAAAATATATTTTTTAAAATATTTGTGGCCTGATTACTGACATTACCCAGTGAACTTAATGATCTATACCCCTCAAATGCAGGTATGACATTCTCGGCCACTGTAACACCTTTATTTTCTAAATCTGGCTGATCTGGTAGCCATTCTCCAAACTTAATCATTGTATTCTAAAACTTTCCTGACCAGTGGATTGGATAGTCCAAACTTCTGTGCCATCTGTTACGTTTGACCAAGTCTCTGATCCCTTGGCAATATTTGTCCAATCTTCACCTAATACTTTTGCATCTACTGTGCCTGTCACTTCTGCACTTCCTGTGGCTGTAACATTAGTTGTAAAGTTTGCGTTTGCGACTACAGTTGCTTCTGTGGATGCAGTTGCAGTCACTAATAAAACAACATTTGCTACAGCACTTACTGTAGAACTTACTGAGGCACTTGCAGAGACTTGCTGTACTCTTGTTGCACCTGCGGATGCTGTCGCTGTTACTGAGGCACTTGCGACTACAGTCACCTCAAATGTAGCTGTAGCTGTTACAGTTCCAACAGTTGCAACATTAAACCCAAAGGTTCTAATTCTGGTTGGTGTTGCTGATACAGTAGCACTTGCTGTGCCAGTAGCAGTATCTGTCCTAATTCTTGTACCGCTTGCAGTAGCTGTAGCACTGGTTGAAACTGAGGCACTAACCTCAATTGCAAATTGTATATCTGCGGTTGCAGTTGCTACAGTTGAGGCTGAAGCAATAACCTGCTTTAACTCAAGACCTGATAAACTATCAATGTTTCCAAAACTATCGAGAGAATCAATATTACCCCAACTATCAAGCTGTTCTAGTGTAGGGTTATTAAAGTCAACTTTTAATAGATCTGAACTATTATCAAAACTACCACTTATCTGGTCTAGTGGTGTTGTTATTTGATCTAAATGCGGTGTAGTCATAGCATTTAAATCTTATTAGTTTGCAGAGATAGTTAAAGAACCACTTGCTACTTTTAAAATATCACCTGATGCAATTGTTTTTGCTGACGTAAATGAACCATGAAATAATAAGTTTCCACTGGATGATGCATCAAAAATACCCCAGTGACTTACCGAACCCCATGAGCCAGTTGCAGGGTCAAACTCGACACTTGCATTACTTGCAATAGATCCACTGGATGCTGATGCAAAGGTAATTGCTTTTCTGCTGTAATTATTTCCTGTCAATTCTGACCCACTTGCATCGTCACCTATACTGCCTGTGGCCAGTCCTAAATAAACTGCTGAAGGTGCTGACGTTGAGGCTGTTCCTGTAAAATGATCTAGAAATTTTAATTCTAGATAATCACTCATTGCTGACATAATTTTACTCCTAACTTGCTGATGATGATTGCCTTGCATAGACTGAACTTATGTGAAGTGACCCTGTACCATAATGACTTCTTTGTTCATCTTTCCTAATTTCCTCTATAGACCTTGTGAATTTAGCATCATAAGTAGAGGCTCTGGCCTCATCCATTAAGTATGTATAGGCCTCAACAAGACTGCCAGAAAGATATGCATCTGGATGCCTTGTTAATAGTTGATTGGTTGCATTGCTGTCTGACAATGCTGACAAACCACCAATGTAAATAATTTCTGCGGTATAGGCACTGTCAGGCACAGGCCTGAGTTTCATTTCAGCACCCACTATAGAATATGATGAAGGCTTGCCATTACCGCCAGATGGAAAATCTTTGTCTAACTGGATAGGACTTTTGTAATCCAAAACTGTATTTGGTGAAGTGTTCAGTTTGACTTCCCTGACTTCCCTTAAATCTGTCGGCAAAGCAATATATTCATCACCTACAGTCAAAGTTGCATTAGCCCTTTTTTCCTGATCTCTTGTTTCCAACTCCCTTGATAATCTAGCCTCGGCCAATTGGATAAAGTTGGGTATCTGGTCTGTAAGATCAGTCCTTGCCATAAAATTGGCAATAGCTGTTTTTAATTCTGTATAGGTTGAAATACTCATATATTACCACCGCTAGTCCTAAAATATCTATTGTCAATGTCGTTTAACCATGCCTTCCACTTTTTTTGTGCCTCTGGATTATTATGTGGATCACCAAACTTTTTCATTAAATCCATGTAAACCATAGAAGGTATTTCAGCCACTTGTTGCCAGTGGTTTTGCGTGTTGCCGATTAAACTGCCTTTTCTGTATTCATTTCTTTTTGATTTATTTATATCCAGAACCTCATGAATATGTTGCTTTTCCTCAATGGTATAACCACCATCTGGATTGTCATGCATCCATATTTCTTTTTGGCTGTATGGATTTTTTTCAATTAATCTTTTCATAAAAAAACCTTTGTTAGGGAGGCCGAAACCTCCCTAGATATTTGTGATATTAAGATCCATTTAAACCGATCACTGAGGCATGAGCCTTCGGTGCTGTCGGCATATATGTCCACTCATATACAATTTGGTGTTTCACAGAATCACCTGTTCTGGCTAACTCACTTTCAACAAAGTTTCTGCCATCAAGATTTCCGATCATAATGTGATCAGGATCAATGATGTGAATTTTGTTGTTTGACATGAACCTGCTCATAGAAATTGATAACTGGCCAAAGTCATTGAGAACCACAGAAATACTTCCTATAAATGAAGGAGCAGTATTCGCTGTCGCATTAACCTGATTTGTTACCAAGTTTGTGCCTGCCTGAGATAGGGCTGAAATATTTGCCTTATTCGTAGCATCACATAAGAGCATACGAGGGTTACCTCCATCGACCCATGCTTGTTGTGTAGCATTGTCAATCTTGGCTAATGTAAGAGCCGCTTCTGTACCAGTTAAGTCAGCTACGTCACTTCCATCACCAGTTCCAAATGAAATGTCAGATGGACTTGCATCACCATTTGTTACAAATGTAATGAATGTCGCTGACTTTCTTGGGTCTGATGCTGACTTTGCTACGTTAAGATCAGTAACAATTTTCTCAACATCACGTCTTAACTCAAGACCTTTCAAGACTTTTTGATAAGCAGTTTCTTTATCTCTACCTGCTTTATCAACAGCCTCCAAGGTTCCAGAGATTTGGAAGTCTTTGACTGAGATTTGAGTATTGTTAGTTAATCTTGTAGTCGCTGTCGGTGTTGCAAAACTTGCGTCTGCCAATTATGTTCATCTAGGTTCGTTAATCCTAGACCGATCTTTCGATCCGCTTATAGTTTCCTATAAGTTCAGACTATATCTTCATCCTCTTACGAGGAGCCATGCACTTCCACCCACTTGGGTGTACTTCCTTTCGGAATAGTCGTTGCTCCTTCCTATTGCTAGGCTTGGATCAGGATTGCCCTCGTCTTAACGTTAGGGGTTCCCCTGAGTTCACATGGTTTACTTCTAAACCTTACGATTTAGTGAGGCAAAAAATTACCTTCATTGACGGAGTTTTGATCTGCTGTCGCAAGTTCCTGAACCTGCCATTCGGTTAGTGTACCCTTAACAGTTGTCTTTTTTGCTGTAGAGAAAAAAGGTGTCTCTGTAGTATCTAGTCTATAGATAATATCAGATAGATCCTCTCTTTCACCAACAGCATTAGCTGTAGTAAATTGTGCCATTATTAACTCCTATTGGCTATTTTTTTTGATTTAAAAGATATTCGACTGCGTTGTCGAAATTGCTATTTTGCAAAAATTTATCTCTTACCTTTTTATTCTGGCTTGATACAATTTCTGACTTTGTTCTAGGAGTGCCTGCCTTCACCATTTTTGGTGCCTGTTTAACCTTCTTAACTAAGTTAGGTTTTTTCTTCATGAGATTGTCGTACTTCATTGCCTTCCTTAATGTCACTATTGCCCTATGATCAACAGCATTTGCTATTTCATCATCTGTGTAACCAATGACAGATTTAGCATAATCAACTACTTCTTTTCTCTCATTATTCATGACCTTTTCACTTTTCCACTCAGGTATTTTTGACAACATATTATCAAACTCACTTCTCATATGCTGTTGAAACTTGATTGTGTTTTCTTCGTTTTCACGTCTTGTGATCTGGTCGATCTCTGCTTGAACTTTTTTCCTCTGATCCTGCCTTATAGACCAATCAGTATAGATTGCATTAAATTCTTCTTGAGATCTTGTTTTACGCAGTTCATCCCAGTTTGGTTCTTGGACTGAAATTTGTTTTTCAATCTCCATTAAACCTTGTTTAAACTTATCTTGCAGTTGCTTCGTTTCAGACTTTTCTGCCTCAAACGATCTACGATCATCTTGCAATCTGTTTAACTCTTTATGAAATTTCTTTTCCCTCATGTGACCTTGCAAAGCCTGATCAAGGGTTACCTCTTCTTCTACACCATCAACCTTGATTTTGTAGAGAGAAGGAGCCTCTTCCTCGACTTCTTCAGTATCACCTTCGTCAAAAGTTGCATCTTCGGTTTCATCGCCCTCTGCGGTTTCTACCTCTTGACTTTCATCAAGGGCTTCCTCTTGCTCTTCTACCTCTGACACTTGAGCCTCTTCTACAGGCTCGGCCTCACCATTTGTAGGAGTTACCTTGTTTTCGGTTTCCAATGGTAATAACATTTCTTGTACTGCTGAATTAAAATCCAGTGTTTTATTCTCTTCACTCATAATTACCCCTAATTAAGTGTTGTTTTTCTACCAATTAATTCATTCAATTGGCTCTCAGCTAACCTTCCATTACCGCTAATGCCTGTTATGGCATCTTTGAGTGCCTGTAATGATTGGTATAAATAATAAATTCTTTCTCGCTCTTCGCTGTCCTTCATACTGGACATTTTCCATGCGGTAAGAAACTGCTCTTCCAGATTTGCAAAAACCTCGGTAAACATTGGGTTTTTTATTATTGCATCAACCTGCTTACCCTTATCAATTTGCTCTCTAAGCCTGCCCTCTTTTGACATTAAGAACTCCTAAATGGTGTATATCCAAGAAGGGAAGGGGGGCTTTTAAATATTGAAGGTCTTGTTGCAAACCTACTCATGAAATTCTGGTTAGCCTGATTGTAATCAAAGCCCTGCGGTAAATTACTTGGTGCTGTATTGAGCAATGAATAGTTCCTAGTAAAAGCAGGTGTATTTGCATCTGGTGGGTTTTTCGGTGTACCCACAGCATCATCAGCTTTTGTCTTTAACCTGCAAGCCTGTAAATCACTGTCAAACACATACCCATCAGGGCATTGCTCTTTTCCTGTAATTGGGTTTGTAGATGTTGGCACTGTCATGTTGTTGTTATCGTCACCCATATCCCTATCTAAATTATATGGATTTTGATCTAGACCAGTATAAGTTCTGACATCTGGTAAAAAGTTTAAGCCAAACAATGGAGCATCATTAAACGCACCAGTAACATTACCTAATTCATCTCTTGTAACTTGTGTATATAATCCTTGTGCATCTCTATCTTCTAAAATTTTATTAACACGATTTTGCATACCAAATATGTCATATGGTACTTCTGGCATAAGTTCTAATTGTGGAACTTGTGTGGGAGAAAAAGTTGTTGTCTGGCCAGTTAAAGGATCAAGTTCCCTTAAACTACCGCCTGCTAAATCACCTAAAGGTGACTGCATTCCTGCGGTTGCCTGTGTAGACAAACCACCGCCCTGACCGCCAAATGCTTGTAAAT